CTTTGTGATGACCTCCCACTTCATGAGCTTAGCCATTGACTTGGCAATCTCCTCAATGTTTGTGTTCAGAGCTGTGGCAATAGCATTGCTATCCTCACCATCTCCAATCATCTTGAGTACATTCTTGTCAAAGTCATTGAGCTCTGCTGAGATTTCTCCAATGGTTGCAAAGAGTTGATCTTGTTTTGAGAACACATCAGCCGATGGTGTATCCCAAGCTATTGGAAATGTGGCAATCACATCATATTCATGAGCTGGCTCACCATATTGAGCAAAGTATCCTATCTCATCATCTTGATGTTCAAACTTGCATGAGCTCAATTGCTGTGCTCCTGGTTGCAATCCCACAATTCTCCTTGCTTGTGCCTCATCAATATGTGGATATGTTGTCATGATGATTGTCAATGCTGATTCACTTGATATCTTTCCATCATTCATCTTGCATACAACATCCATCAAGGCATTGATATCTTGTCTGTTGAATGCTGTCTCTTGAGCAACAGGCTGTGCTGCCACAGGAGCAACCTCAGCTGTTCCAATTGGTTTAACATCTCTCAACTTCACAACTCCAATATCTCCAGATAGTCTGACCATTTCATTCAATATCCACTCAAGTCTTTTTTGCCTTGTGTCAACATATGTTGTTTTAAATATCTCAAATAAATCTGCACTCTCAGCTGCATTGAATGAGCCTTCTGGAGCAACACCAAACAAAGATGGAGCAACAACTGAATGAGCCACAAGGATGTTCTGTTGAACACTTGACTCAAGAGCATCATATCTCTTGTCAAGGTCATTGCCTGTCAAGTTCTCAACTCTTGGAGCCTGGTCAGATGATGGAGCAAATGTGATGATGATATCACCACTATTCTCAATGTTGGATGCTGGTCCTTTGATTTGATTCTTGAATGACTCCGCCTCCTCTTGAGTTTCTGGAAAGCCATCCATGAAAGTGATCATAGTTCCTGACTTGAATCCATTCTGCAATTCATACATGTGGAATTTTGAGATGTCAACATCAGTCTGGATTGCTGTGATTCCTCCTTGATATGGCGGCTTTGGATATACTCCATGCTCTTTGCGGCCTTTCTTTGCAGGATCCTTGTAATACAATACAAATGAGCCTACCTTATTAGTCTCATCAAGAGCTGGAATAGTTCTGAGATTTGTTTTCTCAGCTGATTGCTGTTGAACAGTCCAGTCATCTGATAGGTAATACATTCTTTCATCTGATGATATTCTGATTGCATCAATACCAATATACTCCCACACAGCAACTCTTGTCCCTTCTCTGTTCCATGTGCCTTTGACAGCGAATGCTCCAAACAATTCATAATCAAATGCCAATTGCTCAACAATCTCATCCATTGTGAAATCAGTGTAGCTGTTGGCAAGGAATCTTGAAAGTTCACCTGAGACAACCTCAAGTCCTCCACCAGCAATGTAATATGTTTTATTCTTGATGATTCCTTGATGCCAAGCTGAGCCATTAAAAAGATCCACTAAAAAAAATGGGTAGTCATTCTTTTTTCCCCATTTGATAAAGCCAAGCATTCTATCTTGCTCCTCAATTGGAAGGACAAAGTCCTTTCTGAATGACATTGATTCAAATTTATTCATATATATTGAATGTTATATTAGATGAGAATTCAATGGAAGGTGAATCAATCTCATAGACATGAGCTCTGCCTTCCTCAACCAAGCCATCAGACAAGTCTGGATCAAGATTGGTTGATGATGTTTGTTGATAGATTCTGTAAGTGTAGTATCCATCATAATCAAATGTCACATCCACACCATCAACAAGCAAGAATTCATCATATCGTGATGTTGCTGTGCTGATATTAGCCAAGATGCAATAGTATTTCAAGAATGATTGCTCATGCTCAAATTCAAATAGATAGAAAACTGGACTAACTGTTGTCAGTTCCGTTACTGTTACTATCAGATTGGAAGAGGTTGCCTTCTGTATTCTCAGCATTTTTAATTAGTTTAGGTTTTCTTTTTTCAAAAATGTGGAGGAATCCAAGAGACACATAATAGTCCTCTTTTCCTCTCTCAATATCAACCCATCTACTCAAGAGAGCTGACCATTGTTTTGATCCGATAAACTTTGCTTTTATTTCCATGGTTTCAAATATACAAAAAAAGGAGGGACACAGCCCTCCCTTTCTTATAAGAGTTTACAATTTATTAGATTGATGGAGATTGCTGTCCAATTAATGTATTGTAGATGATAGGATCAACATCTGGAACAGGATCATTTTCCAATCCTCCCATGATGATGTCATGACCTAATCTATCAGACTTTAATACTCCAGATCCATAAGCAGAGGCCTCAGCAATTTGAAGGCCTTCACCGAATCCAAGAGCAACAACAGTCCCATCAGCTTTCTCAACAAGAGCAACTACTTCATTCTGTCCAAGCAAGTGAATCTTATTGCGTAATTCCTTTGTATCTGATGCTAAGATCATTGTCAAAGTTTGTTCATACCAAAGAGTCCCATTTCCTTTGTTCACTCGGATTGGTGCAGTGTAGCTTGATAAATTTGATTTCAATTTATACAAGAAAGTCTCTCCAGTTACAGTCAAAGTATCAACTTCATTATTTGTGTTGACATTTGCACTGGTTACATTGCCTAATGGAAACAACAACACTGACTTGATACCACCTTTTCCATTGGTACAAGTTCTGTCATTATATCCGGCAGTCATATTACAAGCCATTGTTATTTCTTTTTTTAATGTTATACAATAGAGAGGAGTTGCCTCCTCTCATGTTAGTTATTAGTTAGGTGAAGATGTTCCGTTCCACACTCCAATTTGATCCAAGAATGGCACCTGAACACCAGCTCTGAACTTAGAACGTAAGTAGATTACATCATCATCTTGAGAATACCATAAGTCAAAGTTCTCAAAGTCAGAAGATAAGTCAGTTCCGAATACAAATTGAGATGCACGACCTGTGTAGATGTTATCAAGACCATTCAATCCGTTAACTTTAACAATTCTCATGTTTGTTCCTGGAAGGATCAACTCATTCAAGTCACCAATGTTTGCTGGATTGTAATGGAATAAGTTATCATCAACCAAGTTCTTTGTCAAGAAATTAAAGTTCTCACGACCTGTGAAACAGATAAAGTCATTTGCCTCAGCAACATTTGCTGGTGTGTTAACAAAACACTCATAGAACACATCAAAAGCATTAGATGCTGAGATTGATGCAACTGATGATGTATTCAAGTTCACACAACCATTTGCAGTTGTTAAGAATTGACGGAATCCATTCATGAATGCCAAGTTACCTGTACCAGTAGCTTTGTTACCTTTCCAGATTAACTTGTCTAATTCAAATGAATGTAATTGCAATAAGTAGTTGATGATTTGTTGCTCAAATGGAAGAGTCTTATCTTCAGCCATTGCACCTGGGCGAAGGCCTAACTGTGTCCAGAATCCATCAAGATCCTTTTGACAGAATGATTTCATATAACCAAGAGTCTCAACTGCAATTGCTCTGTCAGTGAATACTGTATCTCCTGATGGAGTCATAGTACAATCACCAGCTTGATATACAACTGAATCATCTAATAACTTTAATTCTTGAGATCCTTTGATCCCTTGTTGAATTGATAAATATTGTAATGTGCGAGCTTCAGTAACTGATCGTACAATCAAATCTTCTCTTTGCTCATCAACATACGCTGCAAGACCAGAAACATCCCAGTCAAATTTTCCTTTTAGATACTTTTTAAGTGACATTTTATTATTATTTATTACGTTTCAAAAACATTTGTCTGGCTGTCAAGTTGCCAACTTTACTGAATTTCTCAGCCTCTTTGGTTTCAACTGATGGTTGACCTTTAAAAGATTCGAATTCACTTTTTAAAGAGCTCAACTCATTTACCAAAGTTGTGTTATTTTCAGCAATAGCTTTGGTCATTTCTGCCAATCCTTCGACAGCTTTGGAGAATGCCTCCAGCTTTGCATTTACAATTGATTCAACTATCTCTGCACTCATTGACTCAGCAACTGGCATTGTAGTCTCTTCATTTATCTTAGCTATCACAGCTGTTGCTACATCATAAGCAACACCCATCTCAAGTCCTAATCTTTCAGCTATCACCTCAGTGATATCCTCCAACACTTGTGGTAACATCTCAGCAGAGATTGCTTGAAAGTCTGAGCTGGTTTCCTCAACGGCAACCTCTCCCTCTCCTTCATTCACTCTCTCATCAATAACCTCAGTGATGATTCCTTCAGCATCAACGACAATAGAAACACCGGCAAGTTCACCACTCAATGAATGTGTGCCCTCTGGAGCTGGTATTCTTTCACCATCAGCAACAACAAACACTGGCATTCCAACCTCAAGAGCATCATACTCTATCACTGTCACACCATCTGTTAATGTTGCTTGTTCAAATGTCTCAACTGATTTTGAAAATTGTGCCTTCATTTCAGCAATCAATTCCTTAATAGTTTGCAAATCTTTGTTCATACTTTATTATAATTTATTGTTCGAAAATTCCTAATTCTTTTAGCTTAGCCTCTGACCATCTTTTTGCAGCAAGTCCTCCCCATAACAAATATGAGATTGTCCCACATGCAGATTGATCACTCTCATCATAATACTCCTCAGCTCTTGACAGATAAGAATACATTCTTTTGATGACAGCTACTGAGACAGTCTGACGATTAGCTAATGTTGTTGCTCTCAATCGGCCCACTCTTGTGGCACATTTACTTCCATACTTCTGATTGAGCTCAATTCCTTTCTTGGCATTGTTGCTCACAGCCTCTGGATAGTCATTGTAGAATGTGATATATTCCTGGACCTTCTTAAGCTCTTGATATATGGCTGTGAATTCATGCTCCCACCCTTTACCTGTCTCAAGCAATTGGAAGACTCCCTCAATTGAGAATCCTGTGAACATGCCAGCCTTGGCTGCATCATAGACATCCTTATTGGTTACCTTATAACTCACAATCCAAGAGCCATCATTCTCATCCTTGAATCTTTCTGGAGCTGTGAATCCTTTTGCCTTATCAATGATATATGACATGATCATATAGATACCATCAACTACTCTCTTGCTGTCATGCTCAATGTTCACATTGTTAAAGTTCTCTCTCCTTGCATAATCAAAGACAATATCCTTGATTGCTTTGGGTGAAAAGTTCACATAAAACTCCTCACCAGTTTGAGGATCTCTTCTGAATATGGGTGTGTTCGCAGATATAGCAACTCCAGTGATGACTTGCTCCTCATCATTGAAATGATAAGCAATTTTTTTGGAGAATGTTTCAAAGGATTTCTCATGTGCTGGATTGGCCACAAGGCTGTTGAATGATACTGTTGTTTCTGGATCATCCAGATCAATGATAATATCATAAAGAGGCAATTCTCTAATCATAATTATTATGTA